TTGTCGGCGGGGATGGTGGACGGCACCAGCGCCGACAGCGCCGAAGCGTGGCGGGAGCTGATCGACGGGGCGGGCGTGAAGACCGCGCGCGTGACCGGGCGGGGCGTGTTCAAGGATGCCGCCAGCGACGCGCGGATGCGGGCCGTGTTCTTTGCGGGCGAGGCGCCGGACTGGCAGTTGATCCTGCCGGATTTCGGCATTCTCGAAGGTGGCTTCCAGATCACCGAACTGAGCTGGAGCGGCGCGCATGATGGCGAGGCAGAATTCTCCGTGACGCTGGAGAGCGCAGGGCGGCTGGGTTTTGAGGTGCTGCCATGAATGCGGCGCGGGGCGAGACAGAGCTGGTGATCGGTGGGCAGGCACGGCGGCTTTGCCTGACGCTGGGCGCGTTGGCGGAGATTGAGGCGGCGTTCGGATGTGTACGGATCAGCGACCTTGAGGCGCGGATGCGGGCGCTGTCGGCGGCAGATCTGATGATTGTGCTGGCGGCGCTTTTGCGGGGCGGCGGCGAAGCGGAAATGGCCGGGCAGCTGGGCGCGCAGCATGTGGCGCCGGGCGCTGCGGCGCGGGCCGTGGCCGAAGCGTTCCGGCTGGGGCTGGCGGGCTGATGTTGCCCTGGTCGGAAATGATGCGGTCAGCGCTGGCGGCGGGGATCCGCCCGGCGGATTTCTGGCGATTATCGCTGAAAGAGTGGCGATGGCTGGCGGAGCGGGGAGCGGGCCTGAAGGCTGGGCGGCTCTCGGAATTGATGGCGGGGTTTCCGGATGAGGCGGAAGGTGAGGTTCGTACCGCTTCATCCTTCGACTTCGCTCAGGATGAGTCCGGACTTGAGAAGCGCTCATGCTGAGCGAAGTCGAAGCAAGGGCGCGGGCTTTTCGGGTGAGCAGAAGAGAGATGACTAATGACTGATTTTGAGAGTGACCTGACCGCCGCCAGCGATGCGCTGCGCAGCCTTGCCGAAGGGCCGGGCGTGCAGGCGGCTGAAGCGCTGGAGGCGGCGTTCGGCAAGGCTGGGCAGAGCATCGAGACCGCGTTGGGACAGGCTGCGCGGGCGGGGGAGCTGGACTTTGAACGCATGGCCGAGAGCATCCTGAAGGATTTGGCGCGCGTGGCGGCGGAAAGTGTTGTCGCGATGGCAAGCGCGGGGGGCGGCGCGCAGCAGGCGGTGACCCTCAACATGAACTATGCGCCGGGAGCGGAGCAGTCCGGGCAAAGCAGCGAAGCATCCCTCAGCGCATTGCTGGCGCGGATCGTGGCAGGCGGGGGGCGGTTCCTGTGAGTGTGAGGAATTTCCATGAGGTGAGCTTTCCCGTGCCGCTGGCGCTGGCCGCGACAGGCGGGCCGGAGCGGCGCACAGAGGTGGTGACGCTCGTGAGCGGCGCGGAAGTGCGCAATGCGGTCTGGGCGGGCTCTCGGCGGCGATGGGATGTCGGCAGCGCGGCGCTGAAGCTGGACGCGTTGCAGGATCTTGTGGCCTTTTTCGAGGCGCGCGGCGGGCGGCTCTACGGGTTTCGGTTCCGTGACGCGCTGGATGACCGGTCCTGCGCCGCGGGGGAGATGGTCTCGGCCACGGATCAGCGGATTGGCACAGGCGATGGGGTGGCGACGCGGTTCCAGCTGGTCAAGGCGTATGGCGATCATCAACGGCGCATTCTGAAGCCAGTGGCAGGCAGCGTGCTCGTGGCCGTGGATGGCGTGACGGCGGAGTTCAGCCTGGACGCGGCGACGGGGGAGGTGACGCTGGATGCTGCGCCAGCGCCGGGCGGGGCGGTGACCGCAGGGTATCGCTTCGACTGTCCGGTACGGTTCGACACCGACCGGCTAGACATCACGCTGGAAGGCTTTGGCGCAGGCAAGGCGCTGCGCGTGCCTCTGGTCGAGTTGATCGGATAGGCACCATGCGGATCATTGAACAGGAATTTGCAGAGCGTTTGGCCAGCGGGGCGGCAACGACCTGTCTCTGTTGGCGGATCACGCGCGCGGATGGCTTCGTGCTGGCGGTGACGGAGCATGACCGGCCGCTGGAGGTGGGTGGCATTCTCTACCAGTCCGGCGCGGCGCTGGAGGGGGCGAGTTTTGCGCAGTCTGCTGATCTGAGGCCCGGCCATGCGGCGGCGGGCGGGGCGCTGTCGCATGAGGCGATCACTGAAGCCGATCTGGCGGCGGGCAAATGGGATGGCGCGGGCGTCGATGTGATCCGTACAGATTGGCAACGGCCGGATTTGTTCGTGACGGTGTGGAGCGGATGGCTGAGCGACGTGACGCGCGGTGAGGCCGGGTTTGAAGCGCAGCTGGTCAGCCGGAAGGCAGAATTCGAGCGCCCGCTGGGTCGGGTCTATGCGCGCCAGTGCGACGCCGTGCTGGGCGATGAACGCTGCGGCGTGAATGTGGATGCGTTTCCGGGACTGGCTTGTGACTATCGGTTTGCAACGTGTTCGGATGTCTTTGGCAATGCGCAGAACTTTCGTGGATTCCCGCATCTGCCGGGGGCGGATTTCGTTCTGCTCGGCCCTGCGGCGAGCGGCAATGATGGGGGCAGGCGATGAGACGTAAGGATATTGTGACGGCGGCGCGGGGTTGGCTTGGCACGCCTTATCGCCATCAGGCCAGCCGCAAGGGCGCGGGCTGTGACTGTCTTGGCCTGGTGCGCGGGGTGTGGCGGGAGTTGATCGGGCCGGAGCCGCAGCCTGTGCCGCCTTACTCGCCGGACTGGGCGGAAGTGACGGGCGAGGACACGCTGCTGGCGGCGGCGCGGATGTATCTGGTGGAAAAGCCGGTCAGTGCGGCAATGGCGGGTGATGTGCTGGTGTTCCGTATGGCGAGCGGTGTGCCGGCCAAGCATTGCGGCGTGCTGTCTGCGCCGGGGCGGATTGTGCATGCCTATTGGGGGCGGGCGGTAGTGGAAACGCGGCTGGTGCCGTGGTGGCAGAGGCGGGCCGTGGCGGCATTCAGCTTTCCCGGCGTAGAGGACTAGGCAATGGCGCAGATCGTGTTTTCAAGTGTCGGGCAGGCGATCGGGCAACAGGCCCTGCCGCAAGGGCTGACCCTGCTTGGGCGGCAACTCTCTGGCGCGGCGATTGGCAAGTCTCTCGGCAATCTGGCCGGGCGGGCGGTAGGCGCATATTTTGCCCCGGCGCAGGAGGGACCGCGTGTCAAATCCCTGCCCGTGATGGATGCGCGCGAAGGCGCGGGGCTGCCCTCCGTTTACGGCCGGATGCGGGTGGGCGGTCAGGTGATCTGGGCGGCGCGCTTCAAGGAGACAAAGACAACCCGCCGCGCCGGCAGCAAGGGCGGGCCGAAGCTGACCGAGTATGATTATTCGGTCAGCTTTGCCGTGGCACTGGGCGAGGGGCCGATTTTCGGCGTGCGGCGGGCCTGGGCGAATGGTGAGGCGTTTGACCTGTCTGGCGTCGTACACCGCGTCTATCCCGGCGATGAGGTGCAGGCGCCGGACCCGTTGATCGAGATGATCGAGGGGACGGGCAAGGCGCCGGCCTATCGCGGCACGGCCTATATCGTGTTCGAGGATTTGCCGCTGGACGCATTCGGCAACCGGTTGCCGCAGCTTTCTTTCGAGGTGGAGCGCGTGCCGCCGGGTGGGGCCGAGCCGGGGCTGTCGGATGTCGTCACGGCGGTGAACATCATCCCGGCGTCGGGTGAGTTTGTCTATGCGACCGAGATTGTGCGCGAGCAGGTGTTCGCCGGAAAGGAGCGCGCGCTGAATGCGTGGTCGGGTGAGGCGCGGGCGGACTTTCTTGTCTCGCTGGACCAGCTGGAGACAGATTTGCCGCGTGTTTCCCATGTGGCGCTGACCGTGGGCTGGTTCGGGACGAGCGTTGCGGCGGGGACGTGTGAGATCCATCCCGGTGTGGAAGTGCGCGAGCGGGTGACAGTGCCCTATGCCTGGGAGGTGGCCGGTGTCGCACGGGGTGATGCCTATGTCATTTCGCGCGATGAAGGCGGTAATCCGAATTATGGTGGCACGCCCGCAGACCGGTGCGTGATCGACGCGATCCGGGAGATGAACGCGCGAGGCCTGTCGGTGACGCTGTCGCCCTTCCTGTTCATGGATAGCGAAGGCTTTCCGTGGCGCGGGCGGATTGGCGTGTCGGCAGATGGCACGGCGGCGGCGCGCAGCGAGATCGGCGCCTTCGTGAACGGCGCAAATGGTTTCCGGCGGTTCATCCTGCATCATGCGCAGCTGGCCGCGGAGGCGGGCGGCGTGGAGGCGTTCCTGATCGGCAGCGAGATGGTGGGGCTGACCCGTGTAAGGGATGAGACGGGGGCGTTTCCGTTTGTAGAGGCGCTGGTGGCCCTTGCGGCGGAGGTGAAGGCGATCCTGCCGGGGGCGGACATTTCCTA